GTGCTGCAAGTTTTATTTTATTTTCATCGACCTTTATAGCATAAACCTTTGTCGGTAGTGTGGTCGCAGCACCAACACCACTACTTGTGTGATCTATACCTATTGCTAAATTATCTGCAAAATATTCTAACTCCTCACCTGTGGTGAAGAAATGATTTTTTAATACAATTGTATCTGAACCTAGTAAAACCTTATCTGGGTCTGCTCCATCAAATGTTTTCAGGAAGATGGGATCTCCCTTATGAGTTAGATGAAATGAATACCTGAAGGTTTCAGTTTCTTTATTAAATTTTCTATTGATTGATCCTATCTTAAACATTAGTATTCTATCGTAGTATCGTCATTGACATTATCAGGTTTGTCGATTCTTATTTCAGATACTCTTACAATATAATCTCTATTTTCCATAGGAGTAAATTGTAAAATTACATTGAAACCAGTTACAGCAACATCTGTATTTTGAATATCTCGTTTAGCAGTTAGAGCAGTAGAGACATTTCCATACTTGACATAGTTAGAGTCACCCTCATATGCATTAGCAGCGACATGAAATGCTGAATATTCGTTATTAGTAACGTTTTCAACTTCCACATAATATTTAACACTGGTATAATTACCATATGATAAAGAGGATACATTAATAGCAGAGGGAGATCCAGATGCTGATATCTCAGTTCTATTTGATTGCAGATATGCATCTCCTACCTCATATGAACCACCCGGAATACCATTCGACACTGTAGTGCCCACACCCACAAGAGTTGCCAGTGTTGCAATTGTCACACCTATACCTGCAGCAGGTGTGAATTTCAATTGTACATTCGTGCCAGTCATTTCAATATCAAATGAACCCAAATCCATATCTTCTTTCATCTTGCCAAATTCAATATATTGAACTGTGGATCCTATTCCAACAAAACTCGCTTCTAAAATTTCCTTTTCTTTTGGACTTCCAGTTACAGCGACGAGCACAGTTCCAGACTTGAATGAATTAGCATCGATTGATTGAATTGTATGTACAGATGGAGAACCTGATGCTGCAACGAAAGATGAAACACCGACCTTTTTGATACCACCATAGGAAGTTGTACCAACACCCACACCCTGATTCAATATCTCACGATACACTGTTATATCATAAGTAAAGGTGCTATTATAAGGAATGAATGATACTGAAACCTGACCATTTGCCATATCTGCATTGAAATCACCTAGATCAAAAGAATCTGATAAATCTGAATATTGATTGATCATTGCCACTTCGCCATTATGTGACACAACAAATTCTGAATACTGTGTTTCATTTACCAAGACACCTGCAGTGGCATCAAGAACAACTTGAGCATAGTATTTTACTGCTGAAAAAGAAGCAGCAGACCATGCATCAATAAACGCTGATCTTATAAGATTTGGATCTGTATAGAATTGAGGACTAATATCATCTATCTCCAAAACTCTATTTGACTTACAAACAAGAGCATTACCAAACTTATTAGACTGAAATACAACCTTATCACTTTTAGTTTGAGTAGCGTCAGTAATTTCTCTGACTAAATCAAAGTCATGCTTACAATTAATATCTGCTTTATTATCAATAAGAACAATGGAAGAAATAACTTGCTCTTTTGCTGTAACTGTAGTTCCAAATCCAACAGATCCTACTGATGGCACTAACAGATCAGAATGCTTTTTGAATCCTGCAGGATGTGCCAATGATTCAACTGGTTCGCCCCAACTAGATATTCCAACAATACTTTTGAGAGAGTAAGAGAAATTTTGATAATAATCATTATCTTGTATTCTCTGGAAAAACTCGTTTGTTTTACCAGTATCTCTTTCCCATCCAAAAGATTTTTTCAAAGTAGATCCCAATTTGAATCTACCTGTATTTGAAGTGATGCTCTCTATTATACCTGATGCTCTGGAACTTTTACCTGATACTAAATCTCCGACATTGAATCCATCAATAGAATCAACTCTAATAATATTTGTAGAACTATCTTGTCCTTTTGAGATGTTTGTTGTTGCATTGTCTGTATAAACTTCTTCACCTGAGAAGAAAGAACCTTCCTCTAAAATAGCATTGAATTGTGCGATATCAGATTTCTTTGTTACCATACCAAAATTCTGGAAATCATGAAATCCGGGATTTGTGTTTACATTGTATGTGATAGTTGCCTGATCTACAAGACCTGCATTTGTATTAACACCACTAACAATAAAATATGAATATTGAAAATCAGAAGAGTTGTAACCGTGTCCTGTTGATACACCAACGTTTTCAACAAATATTTCATCACCTATTGTAAATGGTAAAGGCAATGCTGTGGTAAATCCACCTGAAGGGGTCTGCAATCTTAAAGTGACAGTGGGATCCGAATATGTTGCACTTATAATACCAACACCATTTGTATTGTTGACAGCAAAGACTTCAGTGTCTGTGCTTTTCAAATTACCACCAGTATTGATAATTCTAACACTATCGACAGATGCTCCACTAAGATTTGCTACAACCTCTATACTATCATTCACAACATCATCTTCTCTATTATATACAACGATATCAGGTGCAGTGAGATACTTGGAACCGGTTGAAGTTACTCCGATTGATTTTATACTAAAATTATCTTTTAGTGTAATAATATTAGGTACAGATGCTTCAGGTGTCAATGTTGGATCTGAAGGATAATCATATCCAAATTCTAAAATTTCTGTAGTTAATAATTTACCGGCACTTTCAGTTTCTGCTAATATAACTGCAGATTTACCTGTAGTAGAAGCAACAGATATTTTTGGTAAATCTTTGTAATTTAGTCCACCCTCTTCAAGTATAACTTTTGAAATAGGTCCACGAGAGTTTGTAGAAGTAGTAGCATAATTAATACTTGATTCACTTGTATATCCGACTTTTTCTGGATGTCCACCAAGGAAGAATGTAAATGAATTACCTGTAGATGTTGTTATAGAATGACTACCAGTATATTCACTTGGTTTTATAATAATCTTACCGTAATTAGTGACATCTTCATCAACATTGACTATTTTGCTTGAGACAGATGAAAATTTATAGAATAAGACATCTGGGACATTTTCTGTCAAGTGTAGTGTAGTTCTTGCAGATGTTATTCCGGGTTCAAGATTATCAACTCTTTCAACTGTAGATTTACCAGACCCCACAAATGTTTTCGTGAAGTCTTGATCTAAGAAGAAATCTAGTTTTGTTCCTAACAAATCAAAATCAGAAGTATCGAATATTAATTTCTCACCAATAGTGGATACAATTGGTGGATTATTAGATGAACCAATACTTATAAATTTTGTTCCGGGATCATAATTAATATTAAGTGTGCTTGATCCTGCAGAAACGACTTTCAAGTCAACAATATCTTGATAATCAAGATGATGTGTTGTGGCAGTAGAAACAGTGACTTCAAAAGTAGTTACGTCAGCAGTTGCAACATTTCTCTCTGTTCTTAATGAATGACTATTACCTGCACCAACAATTCCAGTTATAAAAACTCTATCGTGCTTATTGTCAATTTGATAGGCATTTGTCACTATACCGATTAAATCATTGCTAATTTTTTGTACAAATAATCCGCTATTTGGTAAAAAGTGTGTAGTGCTACCATCAAATGAGTATCTTAGGTTTGTCCCAAAATTAGCTGTATAAGTGAGACGATCACCGTGCTCAAACGGATGACCGGGAAGTCTTATTGATTTTATTGGAATATTTGTAGTTGTGGATATATTTCCTGCACCCACGAATGATACTGTGGTGCCAATGCCTACCCCACTTGTAAGACCTACACCAACACTGTTCAAAGGATCAAAAAATAGAGATTCGTTGATAGGAGTTGCAACATCTATGGGTTTTTCAATCTCATAGGTAAACTTATTTTCTCTCCTTATAATTTCTGCCCTATCTGTATGTGCAGTACCAGTTGTTCCGTTCTGAGCACGTAGGAATGTAATTTTCTGATTTAGACGATCGTGCCCAATCACTTTCATCTGCTCATCACCCACCTGCACAATATCACCATTATCAAATATGTCTATATCGTCTTGAAGAGTGATTGTAGTTGTCAAACCACTTGCAAGGAGAGATGTCCCTAATCCACTTCTTACAAAGGTAACTTTGATCGGAAATGTCCCCTCTAATCCACTAAATGTTGTAGATGAAATACCACTTATCTTTACAGGTATTCCAGACTTGTAATCATGTAAACCTGTGGTGACAATACCTGTTACAGTTTTACCTTCGGCAAATAATTCAACTCTTTCCTTTATTTCTACAGAAGCACTGATGACAGTTGCAGCAACTCCAACTAATTCAGTCACCTTACCAAATGAACCAAAACCATCTGTTTTTGAAGTATCAAAAGTAAGTTTATCTCCTACATTATAATTTGACCCACCTTCTACAATCTTAATAGAGTCAACAGATCCTTTTTGAGTATTTTTTATTTTAGCAATGCTTACTTTTTTCTTTGCACTAGCAGCAACGCCTGAGTATTCTTCTAAGTTATATTTCTCAGTATTTCTTAACAAATCTTCAGGAAAAGAATCCTGTGTTGATGTAAATTGATTGTTATACGGTAATAACTTAGAATTGTAAGTATCACCAACAATATAAGGGAAAATAGGTTCTCTTCTATTAGTAAAGGGTGATAAAGGATTTGTAACAGGATTATTAGAAACTGTAATGTAGTAAGCGTATACACCGTATGGATATTCTGGTGTTACTGCAAATCTACCATTATGTTCATCAAGATCTCCGTATCCTTCTTGATATTCATAATCTTCAATAAAAAATCCTGCAGGATAGTCTGTCAATGCGGGACCATTACTTCTTGATATTCCAGATATCTTGACATAACTGGATTGCATGTATTTTAGAGGTCCACTACCATCATAATTTTTAGTTGCGTAAGGTCCGTATATTGGATGACCGTCATACGCCCATCCTAGTATTGGTGAATGATCAGTGCCATTATCATCCAAATAATCGCGTAATTTTCTTGATGCATAATAATTTACGTAAGGATATCCGTTTTCTGCTATCTTCAATTCGCCATAAAATCCGTCATCATCTTTTACATCTCCAAAATTAGCGTAACGTTGAACATTATTAATAGTCCATGTTTTCAAGTTGGATGACATAATCACACCAGAACCCGGAGTTTTTGCAGTGATTGTAGTTCCATTTGCTGTGTATCCGGCACCTTTTGTTATTACATCTACACCTACAATTTTTCCATTTGCCACTCTTGCAATTAGTTTTGCACCCACACCGTCGCCATTCACAATTATATCAGGAGCACTGAAATAATCCTTACCACCACTCTTAATTGACACAGAATCTATTCTTCCATTGACAATAACAGGATCAAATGCCGATTTAGATCCTTCAACAACTATCGCATCAGGTTTATAATTGTCATTGATAAAGAGAGATCCAAAATTATCACCTTTTGCTTTTATATGAATTCCATCAACTTCTCCTCGAATGACAGCAAATGCAGTCGCGTTTGAAGTTGATATTCCTTGTGTGCCATTAATAGTTACGGATACTGGTGGGTAATTAAATGTGTGTTTTCCAGTTCCGGGTAAAGACATCTTTACATAATCAACTAAAGAAGTTGAAATAGAAACTCTGAAATTATTATCATCAATCTTTACAACATAATAATCTTTTCCAGATGTAAGACCAGAGATATCTGTTACTGTCCCTCCACCATATCTTACTAATTCTCCTGATGAGTATCTATGATTTGGTATGGTTATTAAATCTTTGAAGGTATTGATACCTACACTATCAACAGTGTTCTCTCTATTTTGAAAATCAGTGGACGAAATAATTTCTATATTATCTACTTTTAGTCTAGACTCTTTTGTTTCAAACTTATGCAATCCTCCACCATTGGTTGTAATTGGAAGTGTTGCGATACCTGCAAGTGCCTCATTACGGGTTTTGGTAAGTGATATGGTAAAATCATCATTCTTGTTGACAAAATAACTTGATTTGTCAACAAGATTTCCCGGAGTAATGCCAATTCCAATGGTCGTTGAACCATCGGTTCCGTAGATAATTTCTTCTCCATGTTTAAATCCATGAGGTTCAGTAAATGTAAATTTATCAGTGATAGTATTCACAATACCACCAACACTAGTGCTATCAAAAAATACTTCGTGTGGAGCGAGTCTCATCTTCGCTTCAGCAGTCGCCTGACCATTACCACCGGTTATTTTGACATCTGGAGTTATCTTATAATCTAATCCACGAGAAGTTACTTGTATTTCTTTTAATTTACCACTAACATGAGCTATAACAGATGCACCCACACCAGTGTGTCCATTCTGCTGTATTGAAATGCGAGGAGGATTGATTACATCATAATCAGATCCGGTATTCAATACATCTACTGTTTCTAGTGATCCATAGTAAATTTTATCAGAAGATTTATAAGAATATGCTTCTACACCATTTACAAAGAGTCCTACACCTTTACCTGTTTCAGTTTTATTTTTAGAAGATCCGTATTCTGATTTTTTAAACTTACGAAGTATTTTTTGGGCACCAATAGTTCCAAAACCAACTTCAAATGGAGTGAGATTGTGATTAGTGTTAGTTCCAATATCAGGAGTATCAAAAACAGTAACATATTGACCTCTACGAGCATTCTCTGCCGATAGAGAGAGTGAAATAGAAGATGAGGTTAGATTGGTCACATAGTATGAATGACCGGTGCTGAGACCTGCTACAGGGGATCCTGATACAATAGGATTATAAAGAACGATATCACCATTCTGTAAATTGTGATCTGGTATTGTAATTACTTGAGATCTTGTAGAAATTCCAGATGTGCTAAAGTTTCTAATTCTTTTTTGTACATCTATTGAATAATGAGGTAAACTATTTGATGCTACAACAACAGTGTCACCTTGTGCGTAGGTATTTTGAATATTAGCGACATTATTATTTTGTTTATATAAATTTGCTTGAATGTAATATTGATTGCCCGCTAAAAGAGATGGTGCACTTATATACACAACTTGATCATTCAATATTCCTGTAATAACGCCATCTTGATTCTGACCATCGATGTCTATTACGGATATGGGTTGCCCTTTCTTATAATAGTGTTTCGCAGTCAATACAAGTTCAAAATTACCTGCTGATATTGTCTTGAAGTCTTTTACTGTGTGTTTAGTTGCAATATTCTCCAACCACTGGCTATATCTTATATCTTTCTTTTTGATACCAAGAGTCTTAATATTATATTCACTACCTTTTTGCTGAAGAATTCCAGTTCCTTCAAAACCTATAATAGAATTCAATATTCTAAGTTCTGCAGGATTTGCTCTATTGGGTTGATATGCAAATGCCAAACCACCTGAATCAACGTTATCACCCACTGCTGCGTTGCCAAAACCAGTTACGTTTAAAAATTCTGTAAGAGTTTTGTCAGTATAGTCGTATCTTCGTCTCCCTATATTGAAAAATGAAGATTTAGCAAATCCAACTGTAGAGTCTACACATACTATATCATCTCCACTTTCAATATTTGATGTAAGACGAGTTCTATTTACAGGTTTGAAAGATCCTTCAATTGTATCAGAAGACAATCTTATCTTATAGTAAGTTTTTCCTTGAAGAACAATTTTTTCTACTTGATATACTGATGCACTTGCATTTCCTTGAGTAATTGTTTGATTAACAATCTTTTCTGGTTCACCTGATATACGTTCGCAAATTAGCACATCATTGACAGAATACTCTGCATCTGATGGTTTGAAGAGAAACTCTTGAGGTTTGACTAATTCAACTTTTTCCTTATAAAGAGTTCCAAATAATATTTTGTACGCTTCTTCAGTTCCTTTAGCAGTATAAAAATCTTTTGACTGTTTTAGGAAATTTGATATATTTAAATCTCCTGTAAATGATCTATCCTCAAAACCCGGAGATATTTGTGTTTTTACTTTTGTGAAAAACTTTTGTAGAAAAATATTACTTAGATTTTTTACTTTTGCATTCTCTGCATGAGTGCTGATACCTGATTTTGAGAATGTAAGAAATTCTGGAGAGTTTGTTTTCTCGCTATTTTCAATACCACTAAATCCTCTAACGCATCCTGTAAATGAAGTAGAACCTATACCAGTATAGGTGATTATCTCATCATCAATTTTGAGCAAACCATACTTACTAGGCCACCCCGTTGTAGAATCTACATATATTGTGTTATCAAACTTTCGAGTATATTGAGACGTTGATGTAAATCCAGTAAGATTGTCTTTGTTGAGAAAATCAACACTTTTATAGTCAGTAAAATTATCAACAATATCTACTGGACCACCTTGAAACTCTTGTGATATGTAATATTGCTTTAGAAATGTTCCAAGTAAAGGATTGTCAGAATCTATCGCTTCAGGAATCTGACTTTCAATAACTTCTTGTATCTTGACTCTGGATAGTGAGGTTTCTATCATTAGTATCCGCTACTATAATTGCTTGGCGATGAACTTGTTGATGACGAAGTTGATGATGTCGTGGTAGAAGAAGTATTCACAGGAGATACAAAATTAAGAGTATCACGAATCTGTACACTATTTACTGAGTGAGTAGAACCGGTCATTTTAGTGCCATCTGGCATACTATGAAACTCACCATAATAAGGTTGACCGTTGACATATCCTACTAATTTACCTTTACCTGATGAACTTGTCACTATAGCACCCCTTACCTTGTTTCCATTACTGTAACTTGATTGCACATCGAATCTTGTTCCTGATACGTTTGCTCCAGATGAGATAAGGTCTTGTCTCATTGTAAAATTACTTTTTTCGGTGCTAAGTTGTAAAAACAATTCTTTTCTTCCCAAAACATCATTTGATAATGGCACTGCTTGTATCTCAATAATATTTTCTGGTAAAAGTGTTGAAGTTATGTTTATTGTGTTGATAAGTATTTCACCTTTCTTGTAATCTACAGTGCCTACATTAGTAGATACAATTTCGACGTCTATATCGTCTGTGAGTTTGAATAGGAATAGATTGCCTGTATTTGATCCTTGAATCACTTTATCGGCGATGTAGACCGTTCCATCGATCCCTGAAACACTAAAACCTGTGCTCTTGATATTGTAAGAGTCTAATTCATTATAAAACTGATTGTCGAAACACAATTCATATTGTGTAAAGACATTTATCATTGATTTTAAATTTCTTCTAATTAATACATTCGTAATATTGGATGTAATAGAATTGTCAACAGCATCAATAACTGAAGTCATTTTAGAGTATTTGAATCTACCACCAAACTTATTCAACTCTCCAGACTTAGAATATTGATTTACTGAATCAGTTATCTTAGATCTAAGAGTATCAGAGTCCCCAACAAAGTTCGTATTGTAGTAAATATATGAATCTAATTCAACGTACAGAAATTTGAGATCTATAAAGGATGGTACAATTCCTGCCACACTGTAACTTTTGAGAGATCTTAATAAATCTGTTTTCGTAGACTTCGCTAAAAAATTACCATTTCTCGGTTTTGCTGCGATAAAGACACGACCATATTGAGGTGGATTTAGATCTTCTCCACCATATGCACTTACTGATTCTATATTTGGATATATTGAGGGGAGTAATGCTTCATAATCAGTAGCAGTTACCGCACGATTTTGTGCTGCAAATCTTCTAGGTGCGTAATTTCTTATACTTTGCACACTCTCTATATCATCTCCATTCTCAGAAGGCGTCAAAACTCGTAGTCTTGCTACAGCAGTCGGTATAAGTGCACCACTTTCATCTTTTATTGCACCTACAAAATTAAAGACTGACGCACCATTACCCTCTTTACCATCTGTTTTGATGTAAGTTGCTCTAATTACATTGTTTGCCTGTAACTTCTTCCCAAATATATCATCTCCAAAAAGAAGTTCATACTTTTCATCACTTGTCTCTTGTATCAAAAATGTGTTAGATGTAGAAGTTATGCCGACAATACTGTCAATTTCTTTGTACTCTGTTTCGATAGTGCTTGATTCACTTTCTCTGATATACACTCTGAGTGTGGATGTGTCAATACTATCATTCGGTAAAACATATCTTTGGTTTGCTTGTGATAAGTTTACAACCCATTGCTTCTCCAAAAGTTGACCTTGATATATTTGGAGAAATCCATTAGATTCACCAAACACAGAAGGAGCAGTTATTCTTTGCGGTAAAGAATATATAAAGTTGACACCATTCACTCCAGAGTTTGCAATAACCCCTTCATCAATACTTATTGACGTATTTGTTGTTGAGATTCCAGTAATGTTAATAGAAACAGTTGCTACAGCAGCACGTTTTGATCTAGGCACGTAACCTATGTTTCTTGCAAGCGATACTACGTTCTCTCTGAGTGTTGCTGAATCAATAAATGATTCATTCGCAACCATATTGGTATTATATGCCGTGATGTAAGTATTATATGCTAATGTATTAATAAGAACAGACAGATTAGATCCCTCAAAGTCAAAATCTGAGAAATTAGAGTTTTGCCTCAGATAATCTTTGATTGAAGTTTTTATATCTTCAAAGTTGAGATTTGTGAATTGATTGAGAGCCATTATAGTCTAGTCGGTTCTAATATAAAGTTTATTGTTTGCGTTGGTAAAGATAACCCAACGATGTTGTATGATATCTCAATATTTAAAGAATTCTCGTCTGGTCTTGATTCAACACTAACATCTGTTAGATTTACTCTAGGTTCAAAGTTTGTTATTACAGTTTCAATTTCAGTAGAAATAGGATCAATGAAATCAGAGTTTCCTAATTCAAATAATGCCCCAGTGATACGGGTGCCAATGTCATTTCTAAAAAATACTTCACCAATCTTTGTTCTAACAAGATTTTGCACAGAACGTTTGATTGCATCCTCATTTTTAAGAGGAAGCAAATCTCTTGTAACAGGGTGACGTTTGAAGGATAATGATATATCCCGAAAACCTCTTGATATTTTATTGAGAGGCACTTTTATACAATACTCGTATATTTAGTGCTATTTAGACAGTTGCTACGAGTTATCTTTCATCCGATTTATGTTGATCTTGAAAATGGTGATAATATTGATCATCTATGTCTGCCATGACTGCTCTGTCCTTCTGAGTCTTCCAGAAATAATCTTCTTGATCACCAAGACCTAGATTATCATGTCCACACTCAACCTGATAGTACTTTGTAGAGACCTTGAAGTCTGGTGTTTTAGGTTTGGGGGGTGTCATACTGTTATCATAGATTCTCATCCTGTTATTGGGATACAGAGCGAACTGACCATTGTTTAGTGCAATCAGGTTATGACTTTTATGTTCTGCAGGAGTCTCAGCAGTAGAACAGTCAATGCTATCTGCAGAGTCATGGTAATTGTCCAGTGTGCAAATGTATTCTCCTCTAATGCTTCCGAAATCACGAGTATTAATCTCGTAATCTGCACTTCCGATGATTGATTTTGTAATTGCTGTAACTCCATAGTCCATACAGTTCCAAAATTGCAAATTTATTAAATTCATATCAGGATCAGGTGTCTTAGGAGAAGAGACAAAAGCAGAGATTGGTAGTTTATCAAATAATGCAGCATATTCATACAAATACGTTTCAAAGTAAAAAGCACGACCGGGCATAGACTTTGCAGATACCCACACTCCTTTTACAAACTCACCATGTCCGTCTTTATGGTCTCTTAAATATTCTTTTCTTACCCACACATGGATTGCGGGTAGATTGCAGATTAATGTTGACATAATAAACTATCGCTAATAATAATTATACAAAAAAAGAGGACATTAGTCCTCTCTGTCTAAACCAAGGTATTTGACTTCGATGTCGTCAGGGTGTGGAGTTCCGTCACGATAAAATTGTTCTGCAAGTTCTTGAGTTACATCAAGCATCTCTTCTTCATCAATGTCAGAACGGATTTTCTCACCCTGCAAGTATATATCGTATCTTTCCATCTTTGTTGGTTGTATATTTAACATTACAACCCTACTTATATAATTCTCATCTTCTCGTGTCCCACTCTTATGGTTGGATCGCACCAAATCTCGAATCCTGCTTTGATTGCTTCAAGACAAAAAGAAACGTCTTCACCACACATGTCTTGCACTGCACCAGATTCAAAAACCTGCATTTGTGGGGCAAACCATGGATACTTCATATCAGGATGTTCAAACACACCTTTCTTGATCATTACCCATCCAAACCCTGTGTAATCACATGTAAATGGTTTTCTTCTTTTCTGTATACCATCAACCATTTCATGATTCATGACTCCACCATTCTGTTCAAATTCATCTTCTTCTAACCAATGTGCAACAGATGTAGTTCTACCATCTTCTGTCACATACCATCCTGCAGCAATATCTTTTTGCATCCATACAAGTTTGTAAAATGCTTCTAGATTGAATACAATGTCACTATCAATCCATAACTGATAATCATATTCAAGTTTACCCTGCCATGGTAACTGGTCTGGACCTTTGAGCACGTTTGCTCCTAATACTTTACATCGAGCAAAGTTGACCATTGAAGAGTAGTCTTGTGAAATCTGTATTGATGCCCCTTGCTGTACACATTCAAAACAGAGTTGTACAAAGTTCTTTAGAAAGGTGTATGATACTCCACGACCGGGAAGACAAAATACAATTGCTTTACCTTTGATGAGTTCTCTTGCTTTCTCTATCGAGAATTCAGTGTCTTCCTTTTTTGTTGTTTTTGGTGGAGTAGTCACCACCTTAAATCCTTTTGCCATTACAGAAAAATCTTTTCAATTCATTATACTCGTTTATTTAGTATGTGTCAATTCATGATATCTTTTATAATTGAACTATAATATTTTGCTAGTTGTAAAAAAGTACTATACTTATTTGTGTCTTGTATATTAGTGTGACTGAGTATTAATAAATCATGTAATGCTTCTATGACACTTTCTTCGGAGCGTACGACATTTTTGTACCCTTTATCGTTACTATAGATCCATGGTTTATCTCTCCATTTTTTTCTTACATATTCCTGTTTAGGATGAACAATAACATTTGGAAAATACTTAAATTTATTCTCTTCTGCTTCGCTATCACTGCATACAAAATACCTCTTACTAGGATTTGACAAAATTGTATTAATCCAAAAATTTAGATCTACCTCTTCAGAAGAATCTGTTTTTCTAATATGGAGTCCCATAACATTGGAGTCAATATTGTATTGATTGACAAAACCTGAAACTTTATCAATGATCTCTCTTTTTGGTTTCAGTTTCAAAAGATGATTAACTGTTCTTGTAATATTAAAATCTTTAGGTATTTGATGTTGTTTTGAATATTTTATTTTTATGTTTTGAAATTCCTCTTTAATTTGCAAAGAACTGTCGAATAAATCAGAAGATAAGGCACGACATGCAGAAGAAGTAGGCCAACTTATGATTGGTTCTTGGTTACTTATTCGAGCACTTTCAAGACCACATATTAAATTAATTAATCTATTTCCTAGTCCCCCAGCACACTTAATTTCAATAATCTCTCTTTTTGGTTTATTACCCTTTAATTTCCGGAAAAGTGCTTGTGTTTTTTTCATCTTAAAAATTTAAGTTATACCCCTCGGCGAAAACTCACAGAGTTAGTTATATAAAATCTTATCTATGTCTTATTTTTTTTTAAATTTCGCAACAATCGACTTGATCCAAGTAATCGGACGCCATTTCTTCGTATGCTGTATGGTAAATGGAGTATTCCTAAGCTTCACTTTTTTTCTCCTCAAGTTTTTCCTCCCAAGAATCATCAGGAGTGAAAATTACAGGACCTTGTGCTATCGCATCTGCCAGTTCATCAAGAAGTGAGTCTTTTTCCATTTTTTTACTTGTTTACTTTATTGTAACAGAATCATACTTAATTGTCACCTGTTCTGGTGAATAACAACTCTTTACACCGGCATGTATCATCTGACGAAACATTTTCTGTCGTCGTAATGCTTCTTCTTCACTGATGTCGTGATAAATTCTTTTTTCGTTGAGATATACGGAGTAACTCATAATACTATACACTTTGTAGGAATTCCTCCCCTACCTCTTATATAGCGTTTTCGTTGAGCAGGTGCACGATTATCTCTCCATTCTTCAATTTTGTCCCATCGTTCCTGATTGAAGAAATCTTGTTGGAAATACCAAATTTCGACTGGTTCGTGTGATTTTTCTTTGTTACAATGATTACAGCAACATATCATGTTCGGTAACTCATCTATACCGCCGTATGTTTGAGGGTGTATATGATCTATTGTATCTCCGTACTTACCACAGTAGGCACACTTGTAATCCCATGCCTCCTTTATATGTCTTCGCCACATTTTCTTCGCTTTACCATAATTACTCGCCAACATTTCAAAAACATAGTCTGAAGGTTTGCTAAGAAGCATATATATTTGGTATTTCTTTTATTTATTTTGAAACCGAAGTTTGTGATGGGTACGGGTGTTGGGTGGTCTGCAACCACACCACTTTGGTATACTCTGCAGGCATCTAATAAATTTGTACATGCTGGTATAGAAAAGGAAATTGAGTATCTTCTTAACATTTCAGATACGAAGAGAAATTTACTTAAAAAACGTATCGCAGGAAGGAAAGAGGCAGAGAAAGAACTTGAGAGAAAAAAATTAAAAATCAGAAAACGTATTCCAGAAGTCGGACATGATATTTACTTGACTGAGGAAGAATGTTCATTAATCACTAAATCTCCATTTAACCTCCAAAGGTATATCGCTTATTATAAAAGACTTTGGGAAACCTTACAAGAGAATAACTGTCCATATCAAGGAGTTGCTGATTTTTCAAATGCAAATGGATGGATACCACCGCAATATTTACCTAATATAATTGAGCAACTTTCTGTATACTTTGATGTCAAGGCACTTATAGTCGTGAGAGACCCGATTCGTCGTTTATGGTCAGAAGTTAATGCTTTTTATAAATTGCATGACGAAGATAAATTACCTAATTTTGAAATATATAAAAATCTCTTTTTAGAGCGTATTAAGGGATACCATCAATCTCAATATTTTAGCATTATTGATAAATGGGAAAAGGTTTGTCCATATCATGTCATCATAATGGAACAATTGTGGGAGGGTGACGAACAAGAGAAAGAAAAGCAACGGTTATCCGACTTCCTAGAGTATGACATCAAAAATATACATACAAATGTCTATTCTCCCGATCGTGGACCCAACTCTCCGATGTATTTCGGTCTGAAAGATCAGTGGTCATCTGATAAATATTTTTTACCAGACAAATTATACGATCAATTTTTACAATTGATGCCGATTTACCAACAATGGGTAGACAGATATGGTAGTTTACCGCTATACTGGGGAAAACCGTACAACTATTCGGCAGTTTCCCTAAATTACCTTGATGAGTTATAATCAACTCTGTCTGACACTCTTAGTGATTGCAGCGTGGGCAAATCTCCTTCTCAAGTAACTATGATTAACAAAATCGTCAAACATTTTCCGGTCTCAGACAACTTTGCTAATGTTGAGTTCAAAATACCAAAAAATGTTTATACAACCAAAGAGGTTGATGCTCTGATTGCAGGTGCGGTGGCAAAAGCAAGAGAAATTGATGAAGCGTCGATGAAAAAACACAATCGAGATGCTACTGTCATCAGTATGATACTTGGATTTACAACACTTGCCTTGTTTGTAGACGGTTTGCTCAGAATGTTAGGTATCATTCCACCTTTTATGGATCTCAATGTTAATATTTTGGACAAAATCGAAGGAGATATGATTCTCAAACTCAAAACAATGATAAAATAATGAACTCAACCGTCATTTTTCTCTATTTTTTACTTTTCATGGTGACTTTGGTCTCTGCACTCGTCTTTATGTGGAGAAGTATGACGTTTGTCTTCAGTGAAATGGGAAAACCGATGAAATCTAACGTTCACCCAGAGATGAGAGACGTTCAAAGCGGTACTGAACTGCTTATTTTCCATGCATCCGAAGATGAAGACGAAGATGATGGCGAAGGAGACGTTGTAATCGTTAGAAAATAGTGAAACCTAAGTTATTATTATGTCCCGGTACAGGATATTCTGCTACCACACCGTTATACTATACTTTAGCAGTAAATTCTCAATATTGTCACGGTGGATTTGATAAGGAATATCAACTTCTTCCATTACTTTACTTTAAGGAAACAAAAGATACAGAAAGGTACGAGTATTATTACAAATATTGGTTCAGAAAACACACACTCTCAAATGATAGTGGAGTTTATAAGAAATCCGGTGCTAAAAGAGAGAGACACCCACTTGTAGACTTCAACAATCCTTACACAGACTTAGACTCGGAATATTACTTAAATGATCCAATCACACTTGAAAAGTATATTCAGTATTACCAAGAACATTATCATAACATTAAAGATACTTATCAGAGTGTCTGTGACTTTACTACAGATAATGGCAATCTACCATTATGGTTCCTACAATCAATTGCCCCTATACTTCAAGAATATTTTGAGGTAAAGGTAATCATCATTAACAGAGACCCAGTACGTCGTTTGTTCAGTGAAGTGAATCGGAAATTTCAGAAAAAGAAACGCAAATTCTCATCTGCCATTGAATTATTCTTTCATATTCTGAATCACCCAACTCAAGACTTTGGTCTTCATAGAATATATGAAGATGTCAACTATTTGACCTATCATAAGGAGATCGTATCAAATTATTCTCAGGCATTTTCATCAGTTTTAGAAATATCAATGGAGAGATTGTGGGAAGGTAAAGAAAATATATCCGACTTTCTTGATTATCCTATTGACAACCTATATCACAATTGCTATTATCCCTTCAGAGGGTCAAACGCTATCCATCATAAATACCTCGAAGACCAATGGATGTCTGACATAGAAGAACTAAATCATGAGCAGTACGAACTTGCCAAAACGTATTTTTTGTAGTGGATCACCGGGATCAAGATGGTCTGCCATTACTCAAAGACTATGGGCACTGCCAAATTTTAATAGAACAGATATAAATTTTCATACCAGATATGACCGTTGGGACACAAGAAAAAAGAAAATCGCAAAATACTTTCATCATGGATCATACTTTGAACACAATACACCTCTACCAGTCACACTTGATGTAGCAAAACTCGATGCTACCTATGCAGATCCAAGTGCAGGCACGATGATTCATAGGTCTCATCAATATGCCTTTATTCTTGATGCCATCAAAGAGATGTACCCTAATGATTGGATTTGGTTAATATACAGACCCGATTTTGAATGCTACACACAATGGATTAAGTGTGGTGGTTTTTATATTGATTACCCAGATTATTCCTTCTATCAAGATGAACCTACAATGATGAGTGAAATTGCTAAACAAAATAATGCCAAACTTGCATGGGTAAGAAAACATAATCTCAAATGGGAACCGCTAAACGAACAATGGGACCTCGAAAACTTTGGTTTCTGTTATCAATCAAATAATGATAAAGCTTTAGAAAATATTCTCTGCTGTTTATATAAAGGTAATGAGCAAAATTAGTTGCAAAAGACTTTTTTTGTGTTATAATAAACATATTATAGTAATGTATCAATGAGCAGTGTCAGTTTTAGGAAGCACCGCGTGTTTCGTGAGACGGAAGATGTTATTTTCTACGATATTTCAGTTGAAGAGTCAAATGCTGCTGACCTTGTAGTGCATGCAGGTCCTGCTGTGTCTCCTCCTGACGATTGTGTGGGTGCAAAACAGTTTTATATTCATTCATTTCAGGATGATTACAACAGAGTTGTATCAGGAACGCGAACTTTTGAGTTAGTCAACACCAATTGGAAGTGTCCTTATCATATTGTTCGTCTTGATCGTAGTCATGGAGCACTTTTTATACCTCGTGGCACCTTTCATCGGTCAGTTTCGGGACCAGAAGGGTCGATTGTGATCAATCAGGCACAAAGATATCCCGGTTTTGACTCAAATACTGAGTTTATACCGATTTCTGCTGCTGAAAATGAGAAATTGTATAAAATACTCAAGGAAGAAAAACCCGTAATTGACCAATAACATGATAAAAACTCTAAAATTCTTGATTATTGCAGCAGCGACCGTCTGTTTTTTTGAAATAGTTGCATTTTTGCAATATTTGGGTATAATATAGTCATGAAAGAACTTAATTTTTACCAACTTGCCAAGAAAAAGATGGAATTTGAGAACATTGGTGTAGGAAATACGGCACTTGACCTGTTTGAGGATTGTTCTGCTGACCCCTACGTTCAAAAAACCGACCCACCTCACTATCAGAAAGGTCAAATACAGGTCTGGGACTTTATCGCCGATCAAAAACTTGACTACTTCAAGGGAAATGTGGTAAAATACGTATGTCGTGCAGGTTCCAAGTCAGGAGAGTCGGAACTGGATGACCTCATGAAAGCAAAAGTTTACGTGGAGAAGGCAATTGAATTGTTGGCACTGTCAGACTGAACTCATTTGGGGAGGTGACCATGATTGTGACTATGATGAGGAGTATAGTATGGTGACTAATCTATCCTGCCCTAAATGCAACTCATATGTTGAGGTCTACTATCCTCAACAGAAATAATAAATACTTGAAATTGTCAGTAATAATGAAGACATACAAAGAGTTTATTCAAGAGAGTAGTCTTGCAAGAATTAAAAGTAAATCTGACAAAGGTGGGATGGCTGCATTGTCTGCATCTAGAGCAGGTAAGTCTGCAAAAGAAAATCGTGCTAGGGCAAGGCAATTAGATAGAGATATTCGTGGTAGAGGATTAGGTGGTGCTACAAAAGTAACTGGTTCATATGTAGAGAGAGGTTATGATGGTAAGGAGAAAAGAGTAAAGGAAAGAAGTCACGTTGTCACTTCTGGAAAGATGGGTAAGAGAAAGTTTAAGAAGACAGTCAAAGCACTTGGTAAGAAGTATGGTCAGGATTCCGTATTGACACAAACGAAAAAAACTGGTACACTATCAGCAACACGCAAAGGTGGGTTAGGCAAAGAAAAAAATATTAAATTAGGTAAATTCAAGGCTGGTGGCACAAACCCAGAGGGTCAATCACAGATCAAAGGAAAAACTTTTACATACGGATAATGCCTGATTATTTCGAGCAAACATCAGATCTACCCTATGACAGGCACAACTATAAGGTTGTGACGACTACTGGTGAATATATCTTTGATGATTATGAACAAGTCAGACAAATGTGGTGGAACTATGACTCATCAATGTTGAAATACGTGGAGGTCATGGATAAAGTAAAAAAGAAGGAATCTAAGGGATTTAGATGACTTGCATGACAATATTCTTCAATGGTTGTAGTATTACATGGGTAC